TGGGAAGTAGATTTTAAAATCCTTTTAAACGAGCTTTTAAATGAGCTTAAAACAGCTATCATACAAACCCCTGCAGGAGTTGGCAAATTCGCCCCTAACAACGTGACAAAGTTTGACGAGATTAATAACAAAATAAATCAATTACTACAATAGAATATGGCACGACTAACAGCCGTTGAGGCAGATTACAAAAAATCACAAGCCAAGGAGCTTTTTGCCAAAGGCTTTAGCATTCCCAATATCTCGGAAATGATAGGTATTGGCATTAAAACACTGGGCAAATGGCGAGAGGAGGGCAAGTGGGACGATGAGAAAGAACTGCAAACGCTCAAGCCGTCGAGTATTCGTAAACTCACCCTCAAGTGTGCGCAGGCTATTGAGCGAGGCGAACCCTTACCTTATAAGGCGGACGACATTACTAAGATTGTAGCCGCTTTTGACCGTATCACTGACCATAATAAGATTGCAGTATATACTATGGAAAGCCTCGACGGCTTTACTAACTTTATATTGGAAAAGGCGGGACAAAGCACGGGTAAAAAGCGCGAAACTTATATGAATACTATTAAAGAGATACGCCCTTACTTTGATATGTATATAACCGAATTATTACAGAAAGGAGATGACTAAAACAGAACTCAAAGAAGCCAAAGAACGCTACTTTGCTAAATCCAAAATGATACGAGAGCTTACCTATGAGGCTATCCAAAAGGAAACAGCCGACGAGCAGGAAGCTCGTATCAAACACCTTTTAAAACCTGAAAATTACGGCGAGTTTTTCGACTACTATTTTGGTTTAGACAGTGGTTTGCCTTTGGGCGATGCCAAGACACCTCAGTTTCATATTGACGACTATATTCGCTTGTACAAGGATCCGTTTATACGCCAATTTAGAAAGAAGTTCAGAGGTGCAGGTAAGTCTATACAATCCAATGTGGGCAATATTTGTCACCTCAAACAGAATAACCTTACCTTCTTTCCTATCCTTATAGGAGCGAACGAGGGCTTTGCTAAAATATTACTGTCCGACTTGCAGGCGCATTTAGAGAACAATCAGAAGTTTATCAAGGACTTTGGTTTGCAACTCTCGTATGGGGATTGGTCGGATGGTGATTTTCAAACTACTGACGGCAAGCACTTCAAAGCCTTGGGGCTTAACCAACCTTTCAGAGGGTTGCGTTTTGGTATGTATCGTCCAGACTTGGCGATTTTGGACGATATAGAGGACTTAGACCGTGCCAAACGCCCCGATATGATAGAGAAGTACGGGAAGAAGATAACAGGCGACTTGGTGAAAGCCTTTCACCGAAAACGGGGCAGGCTCATCATCAATAACAACTATATCGTCAAAGACGGCATATTGGACTATCTCTATGATAAGTGGAAAGATAGCCCACACCTGCACGACTCGGTTACCAATTTGGCTACTGCCAACATCACCCGCGAGAACTATATGGATGTAGAGTGGGAACCCTCGTGGAAAGAACGAGATACTAAGGAGGATATTATCCGCATTCTGCTCAACGATGACTACTATACCTCTCAGCGGGAGGATTTCAACAACCCTATTGAGGAGGGCAAACTCTTTAAGGCGAAAGATATTGCCTTGGTACGCATAGCAGACAACGAGGCGTGGGACGGCTTGCTTGACCATTGGGACTTATCCTACACCGCTACAGGTGATTATAAAGCGGGGGTACTCATTGGTATTAAGGGTATTAAGCTGTACGTGTTGGAAGTCTTCTGTCAAAGGTGCGAACTCAATTCAGCTATGGAGGTACGTGCCCAATGGGTAAAGAAGTACCTTAAAAAAGGGTATAACACTATGGGCTTCTTTGATGCTACTATGGCACAGAAAGCCGTCTATACGCCTATTATTATGCAGAGTGCCGAGGACAATGCTTGCCCTAATATCCCTATGGGTTTACACCAGGAGGGCGACAAGCACAATCGCATTTCAGCGGGTATTACCAATGTGCTATTTCGCAAAATATTGTACTGGGACGAGACTTTGCCTAAGCGTTTAGAGAAAGACTATAACGCCTTTATCAAGCAACTGCTTTCCTTTGAAAAAGGAACGGCTTCAAACGATGACGCCCCCGATACCTTAGAGCGTGCCATTACCCTTGCCCAACAGTATTTTGGCTATTCTGAAAACCCACTACAAAGCGGGCGACCCCTTATTACTAAACACAAACGTAGAACTATATGAGTACTCCAAGAAAAGAACTATTTGTAAAAGTAAAAAAAGCCCTTGCCACTATTGAAGGCATTGAGCTGATAGACCTGCAACGCGGGCAGTTTGACAACCCCGAAAATGGCTATCCCGAAATATGGACGGCCGCACTCATTCAGGTAATGCCTATCGCCTACGAGACGATGACCCAACACGTACAAGAGGGCGAGTGTGAGTTTCATATTGATTTCTATTGCAAAGATGGCTGGACAGACCAACACTTAGGAACTGCTGACCCCGAAGAGGGACTTATGGAGTTGGATATATTGGACAAAATCACCGATACCATACAATTCCTGCAAGGCGAGCAGTTCAAACCCGTACAGCAGGTGCGAGAGGAGGAATTACGCCTAAGTGATGACGGCATTATGAGCTATCGCATTACCTTCACCACGCGCATTTATAGACAAACACCCTATCCTTATACAGGCAGACGATTGCAAATCGCAAGCAATTAATCTCTTTTACCTCCTATATTCCCCCTTTGAAGGGGGGTAGGGGGATGTTTATTAACAATTAATCATTAGTAACGTGTATTTAACCAAAGAAGAACTCAAAACCGTAGCCACCAAAGAGGTAATAGACCTTATCACCCAAGGCGACGAGCAGATAGTAACAGAAATCATTGCTGAAAGCATAGACCTAATAGCTTCTTACTTGTACAAGTATTACGATACCGAAGCTATCTTTGACAAAGAGGGAGATGAACGTAGCAAAATACTGCTCAAGTACCTCAAGGATATTGTTATCCATGAAATCTATATAAGACGAACTAAAACCCTCAACCAAGTGGCAAAGCTTAGGTATGACGAGGCTATGTTATGGCTTGAAAAAATAGCCAAAGGAGAAATAGAAGTCTCCCTACCCAAGCGCCTAAGAGACACCGATGGCGACGGCACCCCCGATACACCCACCCCTTTTATGAAGCTCGGAGGGCGAAAAACCTATAAAAATCATTGGTGATTATGTCTAACAACAACTTTACAGAACTCCGCCGAAACCTCGAAGTCCTCGCACGATTAGTGAAAGAGGATATCCCTATTGTACTTAAAACAGAGGGACTCAAGTTTATTCAAAAGAACTTCCAAGATGAGGGGTTTAATGATGAGGGCTTACAGAAGTGGCAACCTCGCAAAACTACGGATACACGAGGGCGAGACCTTACTCGTTACCGCTCGGATAGGGTAGGCAAAAAGGGCACCCTTACTCCCTTTGGCAAGCGTAACCAGGGGCGAGCTATCCTTACAGGATACAACTCTGGAGGCAACAAGTTACGACACTCATTTATGGCACGTGTAGAGAAAATGCAGGTTACCTTCTACACTCATAAGGAGTATGCCTTAAGACACAACGAGGGCTTAAAAGGTATGCCTAAGCGCCAATTTATAGGCGACTCCAAAACCTTATTCAACAATGTCAAAAAGGAAATAGACCGTTTATTCAATCAATTAAAATAATGGCAAAGCAACCCCATAAACAACGTATAGAAAAGAGTGTTACCCTTAGTGGTAATGTACTTAATAAAAAGGTACATTTGGGCAAAAATACTGCTCAAAACATTCAGCAAGTAACCAATCTAATGGTGGACATCATCAAAAGACAACGTAGGCTATGGCGTACTGAACTCAACCATTGGCACTCGGCACGTTATGCCCGTTATAGTGTGGACTACCCACGTACTTACCCATTGGAGGAGGTATACCAGGATGTACTCCTTGATGGACACCTAACAGGGATCACCGAAAACCGTACCCTACGAACTACCAATAAGGACTACATTATCGCTGTCGATGAAATTAAGGACGATACCCTAACCGAGTATATCAAGGATAAACAATGGTTTGAGGACGTGATCGAGTTCGCTCATCAAAGCATCTATCATGGGCATTCACCTATATGGCTCAAAGAGGTAACCAAGGGTGAAATCAAAGCGGTAGAGCTTATTGATAGAGGCTTGGTAATTCCCGAAAAGCACGTACTGCTCAAAGACTACGATGCAACCACTGGCATAGACCTACGAGATGTGCAAGAGGTAGTATTAGTAGCACAATTCTACAAGCATTCGGGGTTGCTCGAAAAGGCTACTCCTTATGCAATACTCAAGCGCCATTCGTGGGGTTCGTGGGACGAGTTCGAGGAACTCTTTGGTATACCTATACGTATAGCTAAAATCGCCTCACAAAGTGATAGTGTGAAAGAGGAAGTTGCCCAGTGGTTGGAGGAAATGGGTTCAGCTTCGTATGGCGTTTTTCCTATTGGTACAGAAGTAGATATTAAGGAGAACAGCAAAGCCGATGCCTTCCAAGTGTTTTACCGTAAGATTGAAGCCTTAGACAAGGAGTTATCAAAACTCGTACTTCACCAAACAATGACTACCGAAAACGGCAGTAGCAAGGCACAAGGCACAGTACACGAGAACACTTTGGAGGAGGTTGTCTATGCCGACGAAAAGAAGATGTTGGCTTTCCTCAATAACCAACTTTTGCCCGCTATGCGTGTCATTGGTTATCCTATCCCTGACAGTGCCAAAATAGCAGTAGAGAAAACCACAGACCCTAACAAGCAAATCACTATAGACGGGGTACTCTTAGGGCGTGGCTATATCCTTACCCAAGACTATATAGAGCGTACCTATGGGGTGGAAATAGAAAGTATGCCTACCTCTACCTTTGGAGGAAGTAGCGAGGGTGAGTCAAAAAAAGCCTAAGCCTACTCAAGTTACACTATCACACCCATTGTTGCCCCGATCATGAGCCTATAAAGCTCAGCAAGGAAGACAATGACTTGAGTAGGCTTATTGAGGAGTATATTCGTATGGTTTTCCAAGAAAGAGGTGTTAGCGAACCCCTATCGGAAAAGCTATGGAGGTATTATTATAAGCACCTCTCTAAAGCGGTAGAAGTAGGCTATAGCCCCAACATAGAACAAACAAACCCCGATTTGGTTAGTAGCCTCAAGCACAATATAGCTACCTTCTCAGCTTTCAAAGAAACGAGCTTCAAGCAGCAGATAGAGCAGGCCCTTACCAAAGATGGGCGTGTACTCCCTTGGAATGAATTTAAGAAGGAAGCTGAAAAGCTCGACACGCTCTACAACAAGCGTTGGCTACAAACCGAGTACAACCAAACAGTAGCCAATGCCTTATCAGCACAAAAGTACGAGGAGTATATAGCCAACAAACGCATATACCCTAACCTTACTTATCACGCGGTGCACGATGAGCGAACTCGTGAAACACACCGTGCCTGGGACGGGCTTACGCTACCTGTGGAGCATGCTTTTTGGCAAACACACCTACCTCCTAATGATTGGGGTTGTCGTTGCTATGTAGAGCCTACTGCTGGTCCAGTAACAGAAGGAGTACGTACAGAAGAGGTTCCCATAAAAGAAGCCTTTGCTAATAACCCTGCTCTTTCGGGGGAGATATTTCCTATAATACCCTATGCCAAAGGAATGAGCGAAAAAGTCGTTAAGGAAGTAGAAAAGCAGGTGGAAAAACGATTGGAAAAGCTCGGAGAAAACTATATTGAGAAGGTGATAAAAGAATACCCTAATGGAGGAAAGATTATTATTTCTAATCTTGTAAATACAGAGGGTTCGGACTATGAGCGTGTATATAACTGTTGTGACTTTTTCGCTAAGCAGGGAAAAGAAACAACCATACTACCAAGGTTTAATTCACCCCTACGAAACGAACTCTATCAGCAACTTTATGCCGATTTGCAAGGAACCCCTTATTGGGGCAAATGTCCCGATTTTAAAGTAGGGAATAAGTTCTATGAGCACGAAGGACATAACAATTCGACAAATAGTGTGTCAAATATGATAAAAAGAGGGTTAAAACAGTCTGATTGTATTGTGGTAGACTATGATGAGCAACTTTATACTATTGGACACCTTAAAAAACTTATTAAATTTAGCATTAAAGAGGGAAAACAGATAAGTGAAGTATGGATATTAAAAGGAGGTGGAGAGTTAGAAAAAATAGAGTTCCTACAATAAACCCGAACGCCTATGAAAAGATAAATCTTAACATAGGCGTTGGTATCGCCGAATCCGCAGAATCGACATTGCAAAAGTACAACTAATTTTTTAATTAGCAAACTTTTTTAAAAAATATTTTTCTATTTAAAACACAATGGGGCAATTACTTATAAAAGTAGTTGCCCCAAAGGTATCGCAAATCCGCAGAATTGCACTGCAAAAGTACAACTTTATTTTAAACTACCAAAACTTTTTCAATTATTTTTCTGCATAGATACCTTCATAGAAGACTATCGCCTCCACTGTACGAGGGGAAAGATACATCTGCGCAGCTACTTCTGCTATAATAGCTTCCGCTCTCCATTGGGGGTGACGACCACTAAGGCTCTCAAAGAGTTTTCGCACGCACTCATTACGCTGTTTTAGTCGTTCTTTTCGCTGTATTGTATAGGTCTTCATAAGAATGTTTTTCCTGTGCAAAATTAAAAAAACACCCGCTTATTTCCAAATTGGATTTTAGCGGGTGTTCATCAAAATATAAAAATGACACAAATCAAAACTTTCTTATCTTCTTATACCAGCGAGTCATCTCATCATCATAGCTTTCGGTTCGGTTTTCTTGGTAGCGGAAGCTCTCATGGGCTTGTTGACTCTCACTGGTTACCACCTCAGTGCGCTCCTGCTCATATTTACGAAAAATACTCATCAGCTTGGGCATACTGATACGCTCATATAGCTCGCCAAACTCCCCCGATATGATCCGCTTGAAGATAAGCGACAGCTCCGATAGCTTCAAAAAAGGATAGTCCGTGATGATTTGCTCTGTACATAGGGTTATTTGTGTTTCTGACAGTGGATTTTTTAGGTTTAACAACTCGTTTAGTTCTATGAGCCATAGGGCAATATAACTCCTTAAAAACGCCTGCCCCTTACCCTTTTTAATCTCTACCAGACTTACAGTATTACGGCTTAGGGCATCACTTACCCCCTTGATTGTTACACTGTGCATAAGGCAGTTATTCGGCGAATAAACCCTCAAAAACTCTTCGTTTGAAATCGTCGCTAACGCTTGATTTTGCCTTACTATTACCTCGTTTTGCATTTTGTAGAATCTTATTAAGTTGTGAATTGATGTACTTCAAGTCTGTATTCCTTTGGTGAAACTCGTCTAATTGTTGCCAGTTCTGTAGCAGGTACTGCCAAGTGGTGAGGGCTTCCTGTTCATCAGCTGAATTATTCGTAAGGTAGGAGATAATCTGCTTGAGGGCATTGCCGTCCGCCCCAGTGAATTTGGGAGCAAATCCAAACAATCGGTTATAGAAGGCAAACCACTCATCCAAGAACAAAACATATAAGCTCGGAGGGTTCGCCCCCTCCTTTCGGTAGGTAACTCTATCTCCCCACACCCCCTGCCACTCCTCTATGAGATTCTCTAAGGGGGGAATAAGCAAGCCTATTTGTTTGAGGTACTCGCCCTCCAAAGTACCTTTTTTTATCTCTAACTTAGAGAAATTTCCTCCTTTATAGGTCAGCTTTAGCACAACGGCACAACTGCGTATGGTTACTATATAGGTCATTTTTTAATGATTAATGATTAATTGCTAGCTATTGATAGGTACACTATCAGGCTCCTGAATATTGTAGAACTTGTATATCTCTGCTCTTATCTTACTTGCGATAAGTTCTCTTTCCTCTTCACTGACCTGTTTTCTGTCTGAATAGCTATTGTAAGGTAAGGGCGATTTTCATTAGTTCACTGTTTTATAAAGATGTTTAAAGGGCTATTCTAAATATAGACCTGTAGTTACTTGTTGGTTGTATTTACCACCTTCAACTCCATAAAGCATAGTAAGCCGCTTTATTTCCTCTTCTGTCAAAGATTTCAAAGAATTGGAGTTTTTTTGTTCTGGACGATAGATACCTGAACGAATTATATACAAGTTAAAAAAGGTTTGTTGCATTTCCTCACGGCGTTTATTTTTAGTTTTAGTTGTTCGACAGCGGTTCACTACAGGCAAGCCGTGTTTGCGCCATTGCTGGTTTAGATGTGGTTTAAAATAACCATAAGCACTATCTAATGTTACCCAATCTAAGTAGGGCATCTGTATTGCTATCTCTTTTACGCCACTATCTTTAATGCGATAGAGTTTATACTTTTTCTCTTTGAAAAAGTATTCGATTAGTTGTATAAGTAACCACTCAT